TGCTCTATTTTTTTACTCTACGCGCTTGGCTCCAATCTTTGAGAGGACATAGGTGCGGAGGATGCCGATGGTGAACACAACAATCACAAAGGAGATGATGAGTTGCACAAGGGCAGAGACAGCTGAACCAATCTTCAACTTGACTCCTCCGATGACAACGACGAAGTCAGTGACATCCCCAGTGGCGGCGGCAGCAGGGGCAAGGATAGGAGAAATGACTCCCTCAGAAAGGGCCTTGAAGAAATCCGAGACAACGCTTCCAAGGTAGAAGGCGGCAGTGAGGATAATGATATCTTTGGTATCGAGCATTTTTATATTCCTAGGTAGAGTATTTTCTTTTACATTCGTGTTTCATTCCTCGGAGTAATATAAGTAGATGGGGTTCGATACTCGCTTCTGGGGCCCCAGTGCGTGGCAACTGTTTCATTTAATCGCATTTACATCACCCAATCCCGACGAATGTTTAATCGGAATGAAGAACATTCTTCCATGCAAATACTGTCGTGAAAGCACCTCGGAGTTCGTGAAGAACCACCCGTTGCGCGAAGACCCTGGCAAGTGGCTCTACGACATTCACAACATGGTCAACAACAAACTGCGGACGCAGGCCAGAAATGACCCTTCCATTGTTGATCCTGGTCAGGACCCATCCTTTGAAGAGGTCAGGACCAAATACATGAACATGAAACCCGGTTCTGCTGTTCCTGGCAGAGATTTCCTGTTTGCTATTTCCGCCAACTTTCCGGACAACCCAGAGCCTTCACAAATGTGCACTCAGCGCGTATTTCTTCACACGCTTGCAGAGGTCTATCCATTTGAACCGCTGAGAAAGAAGTTCGCGTCCTACTTGAACAAACACGAACCAGATTTGACAAGTAGAAAGACCTATATGAAATGGATGTATGGATTGCTCTCTGCTATTTCAAATGGCCATTTGCCGAGCTTCAAAGGATATGCTCATCATGTTATGTATTACAAGAGCGGTTGCTCCAAAAAGACATATCACGGTAAAACTTGTAGAAAGGTAGCTGGAGGAGGAAGAACGAAGAATAGAGACCATCGCAAGACCTACCGCATTACGCATGCAAGTCTACTTTAATGCTTACGAGTCTTCTTTGAGGTCTTCTTTGATTTCTTGGTCTTCTTAGAAGTCTTTCTGCGTCGGCCTCCAACAGGGGCAGCATCACGGATTGGGGCAGATGGGCTGGCAGCGTTTGGTCCAGCGAAGGTGAGGTCGGTTCCCTCAGCGAACCCAGTTGGTGCAGCGGCTTCTCCTTCTCCACCCTTTTGCTTCTTGTAGGTCTTCTTTGCCATCTTGAGGACATCGCTCAATGCAGCACCCTTGTGCTCCTTCATAGTTTTCTTGACATGTTTCATCCACTCAGTTGCCATTTATTGTAATCCAACATGTTTTTCAACAAAACCCCCAGGCGCCATGGAACTTGGAAAAAGGTTCCACTGGCAACCATACGCAAACGGCGTGTCCGGATTGACGCCTGATTTGCCGAATGCTGGGTCGGGCGCGACGATGGAAATATGGTCTCGATTGTACCCCACAAGTTCGCTCTGGTCTCGCGAATGGACCGCCTGGTTATACGACAGGCGACGAAGGTCCGACTCGCTCCAACTTATATTTACAAGCTCTTCCAAGTCCGTTCCGCGGACAGTGTCTCCGGATGCAATGATCAACTTGTCCGCGAACTCGTCCAGATTCTTTCGTGCGATATCCTTATCTTCCAAAAGACGTCTGCGAGTGGAACAGGTCTTTAAATGCTCTGCTGCACGATTGAGAGTGATCGTATTTTCGGTGTGTGGAACGATGGAAAGAATGAACGGGTCTGGATTAGGAAACGCATTCTGACCTATTTCATTGCAGCACTGTTCGAAGCTGATGTTGTCCAGTGCATAATCGTATCCTTGCTGGAGAGGATGTTTTGCAATGACAGGATGTCCCTGTTCGTCTGCATAGAGATGCACTTCTAAGAGTCTGCATCCGCGTTGAATGGCCGATGGAATGTCTTCGAAGACTGTTCCGGAGACATAGTAATCACATAATCGTTTGCGATGAATGATTGTATTCTTTTGACGTAAGAACTCATCGTAAACAAGGTATCCAAGAAACCCTGCAAGGGCAACTGAAGCAACTGTCTCCATTTCTTTATTTAGGCATTTTAAATAGTAAATTACGAAACGAGTTGACTACATCATCCGGAACACGTTCATTCATCGGAATACCCGTCAAACATGCGTAGTGAAAATACAGACAATACATGCCGCACTCCGAATCTTTGTATTGGTGGCGTGTGCTGTTGTACGTCAACTTCATCCCTTTTCGATGCATTTTTGTTGAGTCCCATTGTTTCTTCCACCGTCTCATGAGCACTTTGATTTCGGGTTCAGGCGTCATTGCATAGGAATCAAAATAGGTCATGCGAGGATATTCCAGTTCTTTACGAATGTCGCAGAAGACAGCGACCCAGTGCTGACCCGGTCCATCGTGCGGATCGGTATTGAATACGATGCCTATCTGGTCATATCCCTTCTTTGCAAGTTCGGGCAGTTTCATGGAGCACAACGTACTTACGATGCATTCATTTGATTCGTTTGTCAAATCAAAATCGATGGGCACGGACCCTTCGAAATAGTAGTGAGGAAACAGCTCCATAAAGTTCTTTTCAATGGCTTCAATGTCATCTGACGATAGCCATTCGTATCGGTTGACGGCCCAATCGCTAGGCGCATTCGGTTTTTTCAGCAGCGAGGATATGATACAATCGGCTGCACCTGTTGTGCATTTCTCTTGGAGACGTCGTTTGAGTTCAGACCACTCGTGTTCAGGTGTACTTTTTGCAATGGGCGATTCGCGAGGATGTTCGGAGTTGTATACCTTGCGAAATCGTTCAATCTCGTCTTTGTCAAGCCACGCCATTGTTAAAAACGGATACTAAAAGAGAAAGGAAAATGAACTTATACAAATGGAAAAACTAAAGCCTTTATTAAAACACTACGTCCAACTCAACAAGGAAATCGCAGAGCACCAAAAAGCAATCACAGAGATGAGAGATGAACGCCGTTCATTGGACAATGACCTTGCTGCTCTCTACAATGAACAAAAGGACCTGCCACCCAAGATTGAGTTGAAAGAATCGCAGATGATGTTCCGAGTGAAGAAGCCAAACGAATGGAAAAAGGGATGGACACTTTCAAAGAAAGACCTTGAACGCTACCTCAATGAAATCTTACCCGAGCACGGGCCAGATGTCATGGTTGAAATAATGAGACGTCATGAGCCAAAGTTGGTTGCAGATGATTATGGATTTGAGCTTATCGACCGTCGTCCTGTTGACCCTGAAGACGAGCATTGAGCTTAACGATTTCTAGTTTGAGTTTTTCTATTTCGAGTTGCATTCGTTTGATTTTCGGGGGTGGTGAGGGAACATATAACAGCTTTACTATCGGAACCTTGGGTATCGCTCGAATCGCTGTCGTATGCAAAAGTTTCACCATCAATATGTCCTTTGCGCAGATATTTTTTAAATGATTATGCCTGGTCCTGCGGGAGAGACATCAAGCCAAGGACAACCAAGAAGAAGACAATGGTATGCAAGAAAAATCCGAAGGTAGTTGGACATCCGTTAATCGCCACACCTCCGATGATTCCGTTCACCAACCGAAACGTGATGGGGTTTGCCACCAAGAAAAACGCAAGCGCGGAATACAGAGAGTATTTGACCTTGAGGCCGAGAGACTTGACTGCCATTTTTTACTTGTACAGAAATAAACATGGATCTTAACGTCATTGTCCCAGTCATTCTTTTCATTCTCTTGTCTCCTGGCTTTCTGCTTGCGTTGCCACCTGGTGGATCGGCAATGACCGTGCTTCTTACGCACGCCGTCGTCTTCGGCCTTGTCTACTACGGACTCCGAACCTATTTCCCTCAATACTATTAGATTTAAAAACGTATTAAAAAGAACCAACGGTGTATAAAGTATGGACCTTTACTTCCCGTACAATCCGCGTAATCGCTGGTTTACGCCCCACGACATTCACCGCATTCTACGCAAGCACGGACTGCCCCACTATGCGGTGGGCAATCCACGATTGTTTCAAACCGCCATGGTGCACACGACCTATGTACGACGAACAGAGTATACCACTCCCGATGGACGTCCTGCGCAGTTAGCGCCGTGTCCTTCTGGTGTAATGCCACTTCAAGATGAATCCTACGAGTGTCTGGAGTTTGAGGGTGATTCTGTGCTCGGTGTATGCGTTGCAACCTATCTTCGCAAGAAGTATCCTGAAAAGAAACAGGGATTTCTTACCGATGCTCGTAAGGAGCTTGTAAACAATGAACGAATCGGCCAGCTTTGCATAACAATCGGCCTGGACAAGTTCTATGTCATTTCACGACACAACGAGGATTCCGTTGCAATCAAGGGCCGTACAAACATCAACAAGTTGGGTGATATATTTGAAGCATTCATCGGTGCATTGTGGAGCGATTGTGGAAATAGATTTCATGTGGTCTATACCTTTGTCATAACCGTACTGGAGGCCTATCTGGACATTGAGGAGATAGTCAATACCGTCACCAACTATAAGGATGTATTTCAGAAGCTCTGTCAAAAGACTCTGAAATGTACACCTGTTTACAATATGCTTTCGAATGACCCTAAAAAGAATGAGATACGAGTGTCGGTCTGCGACGACCGTGGAAATACGCTGGGCATTGGAATGGGAACAACGAGGAAAAAGGCAGAACAGTTGGCATGCAAGGAGGCGTTGCTCAAGTTAGACCCTACTTTCTGCGACGAGTGAGTCTCTTCTGTGTGGTGAGAGTGGCCTTTCGCTTGCACTTGAACTTTTTCAGTGTTCGTCCAGCAGGAATAACGGACCGCACGCAGATTGCAATCGCACTGGATTCGGTCTTGCCTGTTTTTTGAACATGTTTGATGCAACGACACAACTTGTTTGCTCGTCGTGTGCCTCCCACTGGGGATGTGTTGTGTTTTGTTTCATCTTCCGTCAGTCTTATTCGTTTCACTTCTCTTGGAGGACTTGATGATACTGGTGATTTTGTGCCCAAGATTTCTCTTTCATGAAAGTTTAACACATTGATAAGATGTTCCGTTGTAAAATCATTTACCAACATTTCTGAGAACTCGTTTGTGAAGAGTTTGATTTCAATCTTATCCACTAGGTCGTATTGATGCATTCCGAAAACGATAGAGAGAATATCAAAGACTCTTGCAAGTCTTTCTAGTGTTTTGTTGAGGCCAATCTTTACTTGAGTATTGTATCCTAGAATAGCGCCCATTTTCCATTGCACAAAAGTGTTTGCATATTTGAACTTCTCACTGTCTCTATCTGCTATAATATTACGAAATCTGTATTGAAAGTTGTCGCCGGTATCCGCAAGACCGAAATCGTGAATGACTAGCTTGTCGTCTTTCCAAGCGATGTTACCAAAATGAAGGTCCATGTGCACGAACTTGCCCTCTATTCTCGCCAACACTCTCATTAGCTCAAACAGTTCAGGCAAGACCTTATCTTTTCGGCTTATCTGTTTCTTATAATACACATCCTCCTGCTGTTTGGGAGTGATGATGTTGGTTAGATAGCTTACTGTATCCGGCCTACTGATACCAAAATCTGTTATTTCACAGTTCTTGCCATCCTTGTCGTAGATATCGCTTTCCTTTACTTCAAACTTCTTGCAGGCTTTCTCATAGAAGTTGAACCGATTTCGTATTTGTCCTGGATACTTGGCCTCTACCTTGTCTACAATCTCCTTTACCATCATTTGAGCATACAAGTCGTCATCGCCATAGACAACACGCGATACATATTTGCTTGGGTCGTCTACTTTTGTGCCATCCAGACACTCCAACGGTGGGTCATAGACACAAGTGTTTGCACCACTTGCTAGAAAAGCGCCTCCTTTTCTCATTGTTTAAAGCGGCGAAGAATATATCGTAGCAAAGTATAAATATAACATGGGAGGAGGATTACTTCAACTCGTCGCCTATGGCGCACAAGATGCTTATATCACTGGAAATCCGCACATTACTTTTTGGAAGGTGCTCTTCAAGAGACACACCAACTTCGCTATGGAGGCCTTCCGTGTTAACTTCACTGGCGCACCCCACTACGGACAACGATTGGTCGCCACCGTCAATCGTAATGCTGACTTGATTTTCAAGACCTACGTCCAAGTCACTTTGCCAGACACGACCACCGTAACTCCAAACGTCACATGGACCGGAGATGACCAGAGACGTATTGGATATGCTCTCTTGAAGAAGATTGAACTTGAAATCGGAGGTCAAATCATTGATACTCATTACGGAGAGTGGCTCTTCCTCTGGGAGAACTTGACCTCTACC